CGGTATCTGTAGCCCGGCTGCTTATCTGGGTCTGGCAGCAGCTCCGCCGGCCTCCACTGCTGGGGACGCTGCGTTTTGTTACGGCTTTCGGTAATACGGGGCATACGATTTTCAGCCATTTCTCACCTCCAGTTTTTGCATTTCCTGTACGTATCGCTCTAACGGCACACCAAGTTTTTTGGCCATGGCAACTGCCGATTGCTTCACCACGATCTTTTTGGATCCGGTGCTACGCGTTGCAGGTGCTACTACCGGGGCGGGCTTCTCGCGCTGGGGCTTTGTATCCTGCGCAGGGGCTTCTTCCCGTTGCTCAAAATACTCTGGGAATCGACGACGCATGGTGTCGTCAACCTTGCTCCAGTACTCGTCGGTGGACGGATATGACGCCCCGTACTGAGAGACCAACTTCTGATGCAAGCCCAGAGCCAAGCTGGTCATTTCCTCGTCTTTACCAAACCACTGATTGCGCTCTTGCCACGCAAGTGTCCTTTGGTCAGGACGAGGTGCTGGATTGGCAACAGCTTGTACAGGAGTTTCTGGCTCTTGTCTAGACGGAACAAAGTCCGCCACCCGCTGTAGCTTGTACTGCGCACGGTTCAACTTCTCCTGCGCTTCAATCATTGCGTCAGCATCACCAAGGTCGTAGGCATCTTTGTATGCCTTCTTGGCCGCGTCGTACTCTAGCTCTGCCGCAGATTTGGCTGTGGCAACAAACGCCTGTTCGCCTCGGGAAAGCCGGCTTTTGAGCGCATTGTTCTCTTCTAGAATCCGCTGGGCGTATGCGATAGCTTCCTGCTGCTCACGCAATGCCTGCTCTTTCTCCCGGCGCTCGTCGTGATACACCTTCTTCATCTGCTTCAGGCGTAGCTTGACCGACTCCGAATACTCCTCAAGTTCGTCTTTGTCTAGCTCGTCAACGATCTCCTTGGGCATCGGCTCTTTGTTCCGATCCTCCGGCGGCGTATCGTCTTCAATCTCAAAGTCAAACTGTTCCTTGGCCTCTGCCTTTGGTTCGGCTTCGTCAGGGAACTTAAACTCTTCCATGTCTTGTTCTGCCATGTGTTTCTCCTTTGTTATGCCCTAGAAATGCCGCGTGGGTCTTGAACCACCGCCTCGACAACATCGTCGTTGATCAAACGGAATTCACGGCCATGGATCTTCAGGCGGGTGCCAGTGTTAGGACGGGCGAGAATAAAATCCCCTTCCTTACACCAAGGGCCAGTCGGAAACCGCTTTTCGTCCTTGTAGCAGTCCGGCCCCATCTTGATTACAAAGAACACAGTTGCCAGCACTTTTTCCTCGTACAGAGTTTGGTCTGCCTTGACTAGCCCGCTGTCAAACTTGTCTTCCGCCTCCGGTAGCGCAACCAGGATGTGATATCCCGAAGGCTCCGGCAGTTGTCTTGCTTTCTCCTCGGCTGTTTCTGGCAGCGTTGAAGTCTCGCCATCTTGACTGGCGATTAAAAGTTCACTCATCCGAATACTCCATTTTCTTTGCAAGGTCTAAGATGTAGCCCTCCGCTAGCGATAGACCCCGGATCTCGCCGCAAAGTTTTTGGTAATCAGCAAAGTCTTTGGCCGCGCTGTTGGCGACGGCCTCGACAATCTGATCGCGCTTGTCACGCACCTGTTTGAGAAGCACTTCAAGCGCCTTGTCCATAAATTACTCCTTCTTCTTCGCAGGTTTTGGCTGCGGTTTGAGCATCTCTGCACGGTCTTTGGCAATCTGCGCCCCCAACCGTACGCCCTCCAACTCCATACGCGCAGTAAGATCTGCCTTGTCTTTGGCGGATTTGGCGCCAACCTGCATACCGGCAATCTCTTTCTGTGCGGCGATTCGCTCTTCCTCGATGCGGATTTTGTCCGCCTTCTCGGTAGCATCCATCGCCAACTTGGCTTGCTTCAACTGCAACTCCTGCGCTTTGAGCTGGAGTTCTGCCTGTTGCATCTGAACAATCGGATCTTGAGCCGCTTGCTGTGCCTGCTGCTGTGCAACTTCCGCCTGATCCTTCTGTAGCAACTTGCCAGCCGCTGCCGCCATCATGCGAGAAACCTCGACCTCGACTTCCTCCGGCAACTCCTTGTCCATCTCTGGCAACGGAACGCCCAGCATCTCTTCATGCTGCTTGCGGTACTCAAAGGCCACATGCTCGTTAATATGAGCCATGAGTGCTGCCTGCATGACCTGCGCGCGCGGGTTCTGGCCAATGATTGCGGCTATCTTTGGATCCTGCATGGCCGACATATGCACCTGAATATGCGCCTGATGATCCTGATAGATGAACGCCTTTACCGGTTTCATGTTCAAGATGGCCATGTTCTCTGATACTGGATCCTTCGGTTTCTGATCTTCTGCCGACGGAACTAGCTTGCCGACGTTCTTGATCCCCAAGACTTCCAGCATCTGACGGTTCAACTCCACCATGTCGTAGATCTGTGGGTTGGCCGCTGCCATCTGCATCACAGCCTGATACTGCACAACCTTCTGTGCCATCGTGGCCGAGTTTGGATCCGATACAGGGATCACATCCACATCGTCGTAGTCCGACTTCTTCGCGCGGGGCGTACCTTCCACCGGCGTGTAGCTGTAGGAGTCCGGCGTGTAGTCACGGATGATGTCTTTCAGGAGCTTCAACTCCTGCTTCATCGCATAGTGAATCCGCGCCTGCACCGCAGACATGACCTTCAGCGTTCTTTCCAGAATGGCCAAGGTAGTGCCGACCGGAGAGTTGGCCGACATGTCAGCAATCTTGAGGTCAGCCGCAGCAGCAAACCGGCGGCCTTCCTCAACGATCTGATTCATCAATGCAAGAAGTACTTGGCTCGGCTCTTTGTACGGCAGCGGGAGGATGTTGTCTCTGATTGTTCCGGCGGCAACGTCCACATCTCGGAACTCGCCGGGTGCAATTGGAGTGTCATCTCCTTTGACCCGCATTCCTTTAGTCTTGAGACCGCCAGGCAGATTCGATAAAGTCCCAGCATCAACCAACTGACGAATAATAGAAGTACCAGACTTAGCGAAAGCACCGATAAGGTGAATAAGGCCGAAGGCATAGAAGCCAAAGCCGGGAATGTATGGGTAGTGAACAAAGTGGTTCCTCTTCTGATAGGTCTCATCTTCTGGCCGCCAGTTGCGTCTGATTGCGAGAACTTCCTGTGATGTCTTCTCTATGGTCACGATGTACGGCAAGCCAATCTCTGTCTTCTTGCCCTTCTCATCTGTGTCCTCGTACCCAGGAAGATCCAGATACACCTGCATTTCCAAGAGCTTGTACCTGTCGTCCGACGTTGCCCGAAAGCCCATCTTCTCGGCAATACTCTTCTCTATGTCGTCCAGCACATTCTCTGGTTCCGGCAGGTCAACGTCACGGTAGAACCCCGCCACCATCAGGCGACGCAGTTCATTCTTGGTCTTTCTCATGACGTGCGTCACACGCGGAGAAGACTCCAGATTGCTTGCCCCGTAAGGAACCACCACATCTTCCGCCGGTACAAATATAGACACCTGACGGCCAAGACTTGGGTCGTAGTACACCTTCTTGAACGCATTACCCGCTAGCCCCAAGCCCCACAACATGCGCTCATGTTCAGGCCGGTACTCAGTCATGACCTCGGTCAGCTGGTAGTTCATGTCATCACGAACACGCTCCGCTGCGTCGCGTTTCTTCGGCGTTTCTTTGCCGATGATCTTAGTTTTAACGGGACCCGAAGCCGGGAACGTCTCCATGATCGTCTCGGCTTGAAACTTAACAAGCGCCTCAGATAGAAGGGGATGATAGACACCACAAGCTCCTTCCCACGGTTCTGACCGTTCTTCAATCTTCATGCCCAACAGCTCTAGGCCGTCGACATATGTCTTCATCCAGTCCTTGCGGCTATCTATATCGTCCTGAAAGTCACCCAACAGGTCGCCCGCCAAGGATTCAAGCTCGTCTGTCTCCAACACCTCGGCAAGATTTTCAGAGAACTCGTCATCCTCTTCATCTTTTTCCAGCGTAATCTCAAGGTCACCTAGCCCTATAGACACCGACTCTGGATCCTCGATCTCTATCTCTATAGGCTCCGCTTCCATCACGTCATCGCCCATGCCCGTGGGCAGTTGGTACAACGCCTTGTCTATATTAGTTGCCATGATCTGTCCTTAGTAATAACTACGCCTGCGCCGCAAGTCCAGCGGCTCATCTTCCTCGTCCGTACCTAGTCGCAAGAAGCCGCCTTGGCGGAATCGCATCAATGCCTGCACCCCGGAGTCGACCAAATCGTCATGTTCTGCGTTCGGAAACCGCGCAAACTCTTCGATTACGTCCTCTGCCCACCGTTTGTCGGGCGCCCACACTTTACCGGAAGAAAATAGGTCTGTAACGCTGTTCAAACGCACGAACTTGTCGTTGCCACGGGTCGGCGTGAAGTCTTGAACCATCACACCCATTCTCCGTAGCTCAAATATCAGCGGCGCACCTGCTGCTTTCGCTTCAATAATGCAGGCATCCGGCTCCCAATCGTCGTACATCTCTTTTGCCTTCGTGTTCAGCTCGGGAAACTCCACTTTTCCCTTCCACGCGTCCAGCAAAATGATGTTCACATCGTTTTCATCCTCATCTTTATGAAAAACACCCCATGTCGTACACGCAGAATAGTCACTCCGCTGGTTTTTTGTGTACGCCGTGTCCCAAGATTGGATGATAAATTCACATGCAGGCGCTCTATCCCCCTCCCAAAGCCGCCACCAGTCCCTTTTTACCAGCGCACCCTCTTCTCCCGTGGGTTTTTGCTGGTACTGAGCGTTCCATTTGTACGCCGGAAGCTCTTCTTTCAGTGCCAACAGCTCGTTTACAGGCCAGAATTCAGGCCAGAGACTGTTTCCTGACGGCAAAATCGCAGGAAATTCGATCACCTCCCACTCGCTCGTCTCACTTTTTAACACCCGGCCAGTCAGATCCTTGTCCGACCAGCGTGTATTGTGGCTAACAACACCGTTTGCAATGAAGTTTTCGGTTCTATCTACTTCAACATCAAAGACTTCTTCCTTGCCGTCATAGGTTATTTCCACTATCTGATCGGCAGTGAAGTCTGAGATACGATGCAGCTCGCTCAAGAATGCTTGGCGTCTTCCCATATCCAACAGCGAGGTTGCAATCATTGCAAAGCAGCCCTCGTACTCTTCCGGTTTCGTGGCAATGGTCGATGCACAGCTTCCCATTCCAATGGGCGCGGGTATTTTTGCTAGTTGGCGGTTGACCGCATACGTCACAAAGGCCGTTGCGCTCTTTGACCATTGCCTCATACTGCTCAACAGTGATCCCGTACCGATGTTTGATTCGGTGTTTTCTGGCTTCTTCTGATGATTTTTTAGGGATGAATTCTTTCCTGTAATGGTTGGAACACAGGCCACGGCTCGCAACAGATCTGCCGCACCATTCGATACTGCACTCAACACCTTTCCACTTGCCGTGACTGCCCAGTGGGCGATACGGTGCATCTGGGTTCTTGCGGTGGTAGCTGTCTTTTGCCCGACATGGTCCGCACTTGCCGGGTTTGGTTTTTGATCTTGCCGGTCTATTGCACCCTTCAACGATACAAGTAAATCCCCAGCTTGTAAGTGCTTCAGTCTGGTCCATTCCAACACTCCTTCATTCATTACAAGAAACGGATGTCTCTTGTTTGCTCGAAGTATTTTGCCAGATTGTGTTTGTATTTGGTATATGGAATCAACACCACTTGACTGATGGTTGAGGACTTTAGATGTAGCCAACCGCCCGTTATCAAATGTAGCCACCACATCCCCGGGCTCTCCACCCCTTTGCATCTCCGCTTTTAAAACCTGCCCCGTTAAGTCTCTCTTGCCCCATCGAGTCATAACTATGACGATAGCCCCACCAGGCTGAAGTCGTTGTCTTGGGCCGGAGGTAAACCACTCATAGACCTTGTCATAAATACTTGGGTCGTTTGAGGCCAGGGCTGCCTCTTGCTCCGAGTGTGGATCGTCAATCATCAGTAGATCCGCACCCTTTCCAGTCAGAGCACCGCCAACACCAATAGCGAAATACTCGCCATTAAAATTAGTCCCCCAACGGCCCGCCGCCTTCGAATCGTGTCGTAGCGCAACATTCGGAAATATCTTTGCATACGCCTCCCCATCCACCAGGTTCCTCACCTTCCTACCAAATCCAACCGCAAGCTCCGCCGTGTTCGATGACTGAATAATCTTCTTCCCAGGAAACATCCCCAAAAACCAAGCCGGCAATAAGTACGAGGCAAACTCCGACTTCGTATGTCTAGGAGGCATGTTAATGATCAACCTCTTTAACTTCCCCTGAGCTATGGCCTCAAACTTCTTGGCCATCACCGCATGATGCCGCCCATGTATAAACCCCGGCCACATCGCCCGCACAAACTCCAAAAAATTCTTCTGACACTTCTCCCGAGTCAACGCCTCTTGATACTGCTGAGCCATCTCAAGAAGCCCAGCCCTCTCCCCCTCAGGAAGCTTAGAGATCAAATCAGCTAAATTCATACGATCTTATGCACCCTCAACCCCGAAGGCCTCACCGACCTCGCCCGGCTCTTCTGCCCCTTACATATCCCCAACCTAATCAACGCCTTCACCTTCTTCTGCACCGCCGCAATACTCTGAGGACGCTCCACCTTGTCCCTGATCTCCTCTAAAGACGGCCCATACCCATACATCTTCCACCACTCATCAATGATCAAAAACACCTCTCTCTGCGCTGGAGTCATTTATATTTGCCCAAATGAACTGTTGATTATCAACACATAATTTATACAAATATATTCTTGATCAGCAGGGGACCCAAAAAAACAAGGGGGGGTGCTTTTGTAGGCAGTAAGCAAGGTAGGAGCGAAAAAATTGGTCATCGGGTGTGCGGAATACTATGTAGGGGGCGGACCCTGCGAAAGTCACGCGGCCGGGGGATGGGTGATGGCCCCCGGTGTGCTATTAAGAATTGTCTCGGGGTCCTGGGCCTCATCCTCCAGGGCCTCGGGGTCCTGGGCCTCATCCGCCAGGGCCTCGGGGTCCTTTGCCTCGATTACCAGGGAATCATCCTGGGGGAT